TCAGTCTTGTCATTCTTCTTTCCTCTCAAACAAAGAACGGGTACAGATTCCTTGCGAAGAAATTTAATACCTTATGGTTCTTTGCTATTTCGTCTATTCGCTTTGCCATGTCTACGGCTTTTGTATAATTGCCTACCCACAGACAATAAGACATGAATGACCATAAATTGCACAAAGCAACAAACGTTTCTTTCATTCTTCTTTCCTCTCTGCCCATGAGCAATAGCCTTTAATATGTGCTCCGCTTTCTGTCAGTAAGCATGTTCCGATTGTTTCATCCTGTTCTTCGTAATGCTTGCAGTCTTTGCACCGTATGACTGGCACAGCGTCCACTGGATGCTCTATCATTTCGCACCCAATCTGTAAGATTGCGCCGTTCCATCCGTTGTACTCCCACTCCCAGCCGTAATTCTGTTTGGCAGCAGAAGAATCACGTTGTTTAATCAACCGCCGTCTGAGGGCATCCGCATCAATCGGTCTCATGCATCATCAACCTCGTTCGTTATGAAATGACCATCTGTGTAGCCCTTTGCCCGTTCCCGCTCCACGATTTTCAGAATATCCGCATAATTGACCGTGATCTGATGACCGTCCGCCATGAGTGACAGTGTTTCGCCATAATTGTCGCTGGTGAAATGTACTATCACCGGGATCACCTTCATCCCTGTTGATGTGGATAAGCCTTTAATTCTCCTGATAAGCGTCATCATGTTTCTCCTTGTTGATGTGGTTCAGTACTGTCTGTGCTGAGCATCCCATTTCATCGGCGATGTTCTTCAGCGTCCACCCAGCTCTGTGCAGCGCCATGATCTTTCCATGGTCGAGGCCCGGCTTTGCGTTCTTTGAGTTCTTCTTTGCATTCTCGTTAGAGTTTTTAGGTTCCTCTTTGCTTTCGTTTGCTTTAGTCTTTGCTTCCTGCACCGGTTCCTCCGGAATGCCCAGCAGGAAGCCCTCCGCGGTCCTGAGCACGCCAAGCGGTGTGCTGTCATTGATAGCCTCGACAATATAGACATCGCCGTCTCCGCGTTGGAGATGGTCAAAGGCTTCAGCTCTGGCGATGATTTTGAACCTCATGCTCCGTCCTCCGTCTTCTGGATGTCTTCCTTAAGCTTTGCCGCAACAGCCTTAACCATGTCATTGATCAGCCCGAACCCGTACCTGCTGACATATTCTGCAACACATTCAGGGAGATAGGATGCATACATGATATTACCGTGCTCAGCCACCTTTGGCTCTCCGGCAATCCGCAGGAATGTATCCCCTGTGCCATCGACTATAAGATCGAGTATCAGATTCTGTAATTCACTACGCATTATTGCATCGTGCTGGTGTCTTTCCATTTCTTCCACTCCTTTATCAAATCCAAATTATTCAGTTTGAACTCCTCATCGAGAAGCTCACATTCGTGTTCAATTCCCCGGAAAAGGCATTCATCGTATAACTCGCATGCCCAATTGATCTGAGCCTGACGATCATCCTCCGGCTCAAATTCAAAGCAGCTGATGCATTCGAGCAACTCTCCGGTTCTGTGTTTTCGGAAATAGTTTGTTCGCATATAATACCTTCCAAATTCCGTAAGGCTCTGACGGCCGGGTGCTATATCAGCCTCATCAGAAGGCTGATTAGCACTCCGTCTCGGAGCCCGGGCAACCACCTGCTAATAATTCTTATATATATAAGCGTTCTCGCAGGTGGCCCTGCAACCTGCTAATTCACTTTTTAGCAGGTCTGTGCCAAACCGCAGGGCGACCATTCTGCTCAGGTTTTTCATCTATATAACCCGCCTGTTCCAGTCGTTTCACCGCAGTCATTCTGGTGATATCTTCATACTTGCTGTATTCCTGCATAAATGCCGAAATTCCAAAATTTCCATTAGCATCCTGTACCGCATTGACAGCTGCGTGTGTATCTTTGATCTGCTGCTTCAGTTTTTCCTGCCGGGTCTTCTCTCTGGAACGCTCTGCTTTCGTCTGTGAAGTTTCGATTTGCACATCATCCAGCGCTTCGTTGATCTCGTGCAGCGGATACTTCCACCAGAAGCTGACCGGCTCCTTATTGGGAAATTCACGGAGAACATATTCCATCCGCCAAGCTGTCGCTCCCGGGTTCGCCGGATCTGTAATATCCAGCTGTACCATTGTCAGAATCGCATCCGGATCTCTGGCGAACGTTCCTGCACCTGCGCCTCTGTCGATTGCCGCACGATCTCCGCCTATACCTTTCGCAAAATGATGCGCGTAGACGACCGCAGATCCCGTTTCCCGTGCAATTCGGTCAAACTGACTTACCATATGGGAAACATCAGAGTTGCTGTTCTCGTCTCCGTCCATAACCTTGTAAAGAGGATCAATGATGATTGCTATGTAATCGTGCTTTGCTTTGTCGATAATGAGCGGCGCCAGCTTTGTGAGCGGCATAGAGAACCCACGCAAGCCCCATACAGTAATGTTCTGCACATTGTTGTCATTGCTCTTGCCATAACCGGCATAAATTGACTTGAAGCGGTTATAGCAGGACGGATCATCGATCTCCATGTTTATGTACAGCACACGGCCTTGTTTGCATCGGCAGCCAAACCAGTTGTATCCTTCCGCAATAGCCAGCGCCAGTTCCATCAGAGCAAACGATTTTCCTGCTTTAGAGGGAGCTGACAGTATCATCTTGTGACCTTGCCGAAGAACACCTTCAATGAGTGTTGGCGCAACATCCGGGGGATTGGTCCAGATGTCCTTCAGATCAACAGGCTCCGGAAGTATGCGGGTATCTTCTGTTTCAGCAGAAAACGGATGTTTAGCGACCCACCCTCTTGTGAAAGCCGGAAAGACTTCCCTTTCCAGCTCCTTGTCTGTCAAAGGATGCTCACACCGCTGGCTGTTCACCATCTTTACGGTCGCCCTGACCTGTTCTTCACTCAGTCCAATGTCGACCAGTTTCCCCAGCAGTGAGAGCAGTGACGTTGTCCGTTTGCCGTCAGGAATGTGCTCCATGATCTGGAATACATCTTCGGGCGCTTTTTCTTTTCTTGTGCCAAGGAAATGCCGGACCACATCGTTTGCCAGGCTCGCTCCGCGTTCCAGGATGGATCCTGTTTCCCATTCATATGCAGCACCGGTATCCGGATGCACAGAAGGCGGAGCGACCACATAGCCTCCTTCTCCCCGTACATCCACATCGTTGATGATGTCATTGGCGTTCGGATGTTCATCTTTATCGAAGTAGTAATAATGACGGCCGCCTCTTCCGGTCCTGACCGTGCAGGTCTCCGGAAGTGTGCCGTTTCGTCTTTCCCACTGGCGGATAGAAGTCAATCCGAACTTTCCTTTTTCAGGATCTTCATCCGCGTCAATAACATATAATCCGGTTGTTTTCCCGGTCGCTATGCCAATGTTGGCATTCGGCCACATTGTCCACCAGTCTCTGATCTGTTCCGGATCCTTGGAGGCATCATGGCTGCCGTGCGAAGTTAGAGGTATTTTCCCTTGCAGCGGGATAACAGCCAGCCCTTTGCTCGCATAATCAAGTGCAGCGGACATTATGTCCGGCATATATCATCCCTCCTTCAAATCATGAAAAGTAACGGCAACCGCGAAAGCCTGCCATATATCCTTCCGGAAGCCGTAAAAGAAGCCCGGATCCTTCTTTGTTCCTTTACCGCGATTTGGCTCTCCAGGAGCGAAGCGATCCACCAGTGCCTGCGTAATGTTGGCATCATTGGCTCTGGGAGATCCGCAGATTGTCAGCTTTACGTACTTCCGGAAGACCCGGGAGACCGGGAACTTCCGCAGCCGTTCCTCAAGCCTCCCGATCCACACACATGTATCAAACACTTCAGCGCCTACCGGCATTCCGTATGATGCGATCATCTCGATTGCTACAGCCATGTCATCCGTGGACTCCAGCTGCAGATTCCGGACAGCATCAACCATGTGCGCGTACATGAGCTCATTCGACATCTTCGTGAAAGAGATAGGCCGGAGTGTGTCGGCATCGACCAGGACATATGCGGATTCGATATTGCCGGGATCAATGCCGAGAATATATTTCCACTTTTTCATCAGAACGGCAGATCATCCGGAGCCACAACTGCTGGGATGTACTGCTTCACTCTGTTGCGTTTCTTGCCGTTATACTCTTCCACGATCAAGTTCACTTGCCCGATGCCGCCCTCACATTCCTTGAGCAGCTCTCTGGGCGTCATGTTCTGATGGTAAACACCAATACACTTGGCAAAGGCTGTCAGCTTCCATGCTGTGCTCGGATCTGCATAAAGACTGTCAAAAACGGTGACATCCCGGTCTGACTCACACCGAAGACGCAGATCTATCTGTGCGCAGCGGCCAATCCTGCTGGTCGGTTTCGGTTCATATATTTTCCCTGTTGCTGTTATCACCTGGAACGTGTATGTTCCGGGTTTTAAAACGATATGTTCCTGTTCTGTTTCTTCAGGAAGTGTGTTATCCCACATGTCTGCCATTATTTAGTTATCTCCCTTCAGACTGTTCACCAATGTATCAATGTGCTCAAGCATCGCAGATGCCTGCGTACCGGAAAGGTTATAGACTGTACAGCCCGGCGCAAGTCTGCCGGTTGCCACAAGCCAGGCTTCGAATTTCTGCCTGCCAACACCTGCTGCCGCAAGTCTCCGGAGGAGCTCATCACGGATATCTTCCCGGACATCACCTTCGACCGGAATATCGGTCGGTGTATCAACGTTCAGGACGGATGGCTCTTTCCGTACCGGGACAGTGCCGTCATATATCTTCCGGAGCGGTTCAAAATCCAGATCCATGTCATCCGGAAGACCATATCTGTTCTTGGCATCGTATGTCGGCTTGTGATTGGCATGCATCTTTCTGTGTGCCTTTCCCTTTGCCTTGTTCCTGCCATTCTCCTCAATGACCATTACTTCGTAATTCATGAAGAGCAGAATATCCGCCCATTCCTTGACCAGCGGCGCCACCTTCTTACTGACTTTTAACTCCCACCTGTCATAAGGCGGATCATCCGGTGACTCCAGTTTGCGCATAGCGGCATGTGCAAGCAGCACTACGTTTACCCGCTTTGCGATGAGTCTGTCCAGCCGGACCAGAAGATCTTTATTAAAGCGTTCCTGAATGGCTGTATAGCCCTTGCCATAACCGCCTCCGTACTTTTCAATCGAATCAACACCTGCTTCTGCCAGCAGCTGTGTTATCAGAAGCGTTTCTGCTCTGTCGATCGTGTCGATTACCAGAGTCCGGCACACGTTTGGTTCTTCAATGACCGCATCGATTTCCTCGAGCAGGTCATGCCAGTTCTCCGGCTTCGGGAACCGTGCAACATCCAGCTGATGAGTGCCGCCTTCTACATCAATGAAGAGCGGATCGGGGAATTTAGAGGCGAAGGTCGATTTCCCGATTCCTTCAGCTCCATATGCAACAAGTCTGATTGCAGACGGGATCTTCCCTTTCGTTATTTCAAATTTCATATTCTTCAATCTCCAAAGTCGTTACTTCGACCATCAATTCCAACAAACTGCCACAGATTTCCGCAGCCCGTTTAAGACCGAGCGGATAATGAAGCTTGTACAGTGCCAGATAAGCCTGCAGGAGTTCTTCAGAGGCTTCCCGCAGGAGAGCCTTTCGTGTATCTGCTTCAGTCATCAGAAACCTCTGCAGCTGACCGCTCCTGCCGAAGAAGCTCGAGGCGATGTTCCAGATCTGTGATCTGTTTCGCGCAGCTCTTTGCAAGCAGGATCTGACCTCTTGCAGCTGCTCTTTTACGCATCTGGTCGAGGTTGGCAATACGCAAGGTATAATCAGCTTCCCGCATTTCAAAGTATTCTTTGCTCATAGTGACTCCTCTCAGATGAACCTGAAGAATGCCAGCCAGGTATAAACAAACAGACCAGCATACAGTGCTCCGGTCAAAAGATCACCACAACGCCGCAGTACATTGCGAAGACGGCAGCGCTTTGCCGCAAAAGATGATTGAATAGTGTGTGCTCTCATTCCTGTTCCTCCTTTGTGCTATAATGAGAGCGGCTTCGAATAGCCGCAGATAAAGCGCCTGGATCTTTGCTGGAGACAGCGCTTTTCTTTTTGTAATCAGGTATTCCACGCAGTTTTACCGCAATACGCACAGCGTCTTCATTGCTGAGATCGCACCCACGGTAATGCTCATACCACTGCTCGATTTCCTGTTCAGAGTAAGCGTATCCATGCCCTACTCTGATGCCCTTGAGCATCCCGTACTTCCGGTAATACCCGATTACGTGTTCGTTGCAATGCAACATCCTGGTCAAATCCTTTGTTGTGTACAGCTTGAACATCAGTACCTCCTTTCACTCTTTAAATCGCGTCTACGCGACACAATCTGCAAAAAAAATATTTCTCACATCTTCGTCAGACAGATTCAGCACCATTTTTATAATCTGTATCTCTTTCCGATAAAAATCACTTTCACCGCTTTTCTTTCGATATAATGTGGAAATATTAATGCCAAGCGCACTTGCAATCTGGGTGTCGTCCACCCCTTTTTCAACCATTCTGGCTTTTAGTAACTGAAGATTCATTTCTCCTCCTTGTTCGCGTTTACGCGACTCCTGGTTTAAATATATCACAGGTTTTATTCTTTGCAATACATAAACGCGAATAAAATGTGATTTTTTAAGATTAAATATTGCATATATGCGAATGTTTATTATAATAAAGCTACGAAACGTGAGGTGACACATTAATGACAGTAGCTGAAATCATCAAAAACAGAATGGAGGAGCTCCATGTAGACGCGGATCAAGTTGCAGCTGCTTGTGGAGTTAACCGTGCCACTGTCTATAGGTGGCTCAACGGTGAAATTGACAACATGCGCAGACAGAATATCGGATCACTCGCAAAGTTCTTACAGCTTGACCCTGCAATCATCGTCGGAAACCTAGAAATTGCTCCCCCTCCAGTCATTACTGACCATGGAAAAGAGCTTTTAGCCGCTTATGATTCCGCAAGCGCTGACACAAAGAAAGCTGTCGATAGAATTCTGAAGATAAGTGATACATCGCAGTTGTCTGTTGAAGAAATTGAGAAACAGGACATTGCACGAAGAGCATGGGAATCTGAATTCAGCGGAGGCGACTCCGCTCTTCAGCGTAATAAAAAATAGAATCAGGCTCGTTAACCTTCTGCATCACAAACATCTGACTTCAAAGTAAAAGAGCCCCCAGCGTCTTGCACACACTGGGGGCTTGGCATAGTAACAGAACTGTCATCCTTTTACTATGCCTCCATTATATCTGAGACTGGAGGTATTCTCATGAAAAAAGACGAACACATTACTGTTTCAAACGGAAAAAAAGGGAAAGTATACACCGTCCGGCTGGTCTACTTCCACAAAGGAAAAAGGAAGTTCTACGAAAGAGCCTTCTCAGAGGCTAAATACGGCGCAGATGCAAAGGCATGTGCCATCTTTCACCGGAATGAAAAAATGGCTGAATTCCAGGCCGGAATCGAGCCACAAACAGTTCCTACCGTAGGGGACCTGTTCGAAAGGAAATTCGAATTGTTCCCATGCCGGCTGAAGACGCGCCTGCAGCATGAATACTTCTTTCGCCAGGCTATCCAGCAATATGAGAATGTGCCCATTGATAAGATCAAAGCTTCAGACGTTCAGGCATCAGTAAACCGTTACTGTGAAACGCATACGCACGATATGGGTGGTAAGCTCCTGTCCGTATGGAGACAAATCTTCAAAGCTGCGCAGCTGGAGGAATTGAACATTGCTGACAAAACAATGGCTGTGGTCGTGCCGAAGGATGCAGTGCCGGTCAAGAAAAGAAACGTCATGATCAGCGATGAGGATCTCAAAGCATTCCTGGATGCACTTCTGGAATACAACTCAGACAATCCCCGTGGAAGAGAGACAGCACTTGTATACTGGTGCGTTCTGCAGGTTATGTATTACACAGGTATGCGCCCTGCCGAAGTATTTGCATTGCAGAGACGAGATATCGATCTGGAACGCAAAGAGATCCGGATCAGCAAAGCCGTAGGAAGCTCCGCAGACAAGAAAGGCCAGATCGTCCCCGCAAAGACGATCAATGCAATCAGAAGTGTCCCCTTCACCCAGGCATTGGCAGATATTCTTACGGATTGTGTGTTCGGCCTGCAACCGGATGACTTTGTCTTTACGATCGAAGGGAATCTGATTGATGTAGATTATTTTACAAACCACATTCATCTTGTTTCCAAGAAGAGCGGCATTCAGTTTCACTCATATATGCTGCGGCATAAATTCGCAACAGATATGCAGAAAACACAGAGCCCACGGACCGTGCAGGATCTTCTGGGACATGCGACTTTCCAAATGTCTGTAGAATATGCCAGAAGTGATGAAGATGAACGCAGAAAAGCCATCGAGGACCGCAAACTGTCCTGAACCCGGTATGTACCGGGTTTTATTTTGTGGGGATTTTTGTGGGGAAAAATGAAAAAACCGCATTGTTAAGCGGTTTTTAACGAATAATTGGTGGAGCTGACGGGAGATATCTCAATGTATGCAAGCTGTTTGTAAATCGTCAAAACGCGCATAGCAAAGCCATTTTTCAGCAATCCACATCTTTATGATGTCAGTATCGTGTCTGCTTATTGATTGTAGTTTGTGGGGATTTTGTGGGGAAAAATAAAAACGCCACTACCCGAAGGAAGTGGCAAAGATTGAACGGGCTGGCATTGATGCGCCAGTCCAATTCGGCAGATATGAGGATCACCTCCTTTATGACAAGAAGTTACCCTTTGATTCGCAATTCATATAAACGTTCTTAATATGCTGCGTACTCAGAGTGGTCCGGTTATTCTGAAACTCCGGATGCGTACGGCAATACAATTCATAGGAATCAATATCGGACAATATCTGATCGAATGATTCTTTTGTATGCTTGCGGCCTTCCAGTAACTCACCGTTAAAGTTCAGAATACAACGCCTGGCAGTAATAGCCCGCTCAAGTTCAAACTCTGATTTGAGACTTTTCACCATATTGAGAGTCTCCGCTGTCTGCGTGTTGTTCGTCTTGTTAAGCCTGGAACTCAACCATGTCCAGAAGCCCGTAGATCCAAGAAGCGCAATCAGGATCGTGACAACGTGGTCACCGTTCAATATGACTGGTTCCATCACCCGACCCCATTTCCGCCCCAGTACGAATCTGAGGACATCTTAATAATAGTTCCGATGCAAGTTGCCACAGCGGTGATGGTTGCAGCAATCAGATTCGCTGTGTCCCAGTGCCAGATCTGGCCGACCGCAATGAACAGTGTTGCGATTGCTGGCAAGACTGTTGTGCACAGGATCTTCAAGAGATCATATGTCTTATTGTTCAGTTTCACGATTCACCTCTCAGCACTTTCTGCGCTTCTGTAATCAGCCTGTCTGCCTTGCCGATCTGTTCTAGGTACCAGTCTATTTTCTTCTCAGCATCGGAAGAATCTTCCAGTTCGACCCAGTCTGCCTTGCATGCGATCCATCCGCCATCAAGCTGAAGCCACTTGTAACCGTCAGCTTGAACAAGTCCATACACACTAAGTGTCTGATTCAGCTTGCACTGACCGATGACTTCACCGCCAAGTGACGGAGATCTCCGGATATTCAGATTGTTGACCAAAACGGTCGCCTTTGTCAGTTCTTCCATAACGTTCTTCTCCCATCCTCGCCAGCGAAACACACCGGCAAAGTCCAGCCGGATCTTAACCGTTGTGAAGCCTCTGAAGGAACTCTGATTCTGCCCGAAGAAATAACCATAGCCAGGCTCAGCGTAGCCGGTGAACATAGCTATGTGCGAATACGGGCAGGAAGAATTCTTGCTCCAGATGCACCAGTCGCCTTTCCGCAGCTGGTCGATTCCAACTAAGAAATCGAAGTTCTCATAAGATTTCGCTTGCTGATACCTTAACTCCCAGTAACCACTTGCCCAGCCGGTGCCGGTCGGATACTGCCCGACTCCGCACCAGTCGCAGAACAGCTTATACGCATAGACGCACTGTGCACCTAGTTCCGGAGTCTCAGCATATTCTTTGCCGTTGAATTTTTCTATGAAATCATCAGGAATCATGGAAAGCCCCCCATCACCATGAACGGTCGGAACGTGGCAATCATCAACAGAATGATGACCAGTGCCAATATGACACTTGTCAATAGATCACGCAGCCACGTATTCCGTCACCCACACAGCTACACCATACAGACGATAGGTTGTCACTGTGCCATCTGTCATCGTTGACACTCGATCGAAATTTCCGTTTGTCGTCTGATGCACGTTCACCATCTGATTTGCTTGATGATCCCACATCTGATAGTATGCTGCGCCGATTGGTTTGAATCGCTCTCCCATAGCATCAGCGCTGATTTCCGTCAGTGTCGGCAGTGCCCTGCAATCCATGAATCGTGCCCATAGTACCGACCCTGTTTTATAAATACGGAACCCGTCCCCAATAAATATCTCTTTAAGTTGTTTAGTCTCATTTTGCACCCATGCAGTTGTCGGAATCTTGTTAGAGCTGTCACCTTCGTCTGGTGCAATCATCATTGTCGGGTGCCCGTGGAAATATGGCGAAGTGATCGGCGCCAGATAGTCAAAGAGGGTCATCACCCACTCTGTGGTCGGAATCTGGGTCGTTCTATCCGTCCTGCTCTCTGGTGTGACAGTCGTGGGAGTGCCGGTCAGCGCTGGTGAATCGATTGGCGCAAGTGTCGGAAGCACTCCATTGATCTCATCGATCTCGTTCTGCAAATGTCCAGCCGCATCTTCTGACAGCTGGCCTCTGATGTTTTCATACCATGCATCGAAGTCCGCCTGTGCTTGTGCCGTCATCTGTGCCACATCAACCGCATTGACTGTGCCGACTACCCAGCCACAGACAGAATTATCTGCTCGTTTGTCGGTGATGTCAGCCTGTGTGATCTCGGTCGCGTTGGCGCTGACATATACCTGTGCCAGTACGATCTGATAGATGCCGTTTTCTCTGATCGGAGCCGGGGCGACTGGCGTATGCCCGGACAAAGCTCCTGTCTGCACTTTTACAACGATCCATCTGTTTACATCATCCCGTTCGATAACAATATTGTCGATTCGCGGATAAACACCGGAAGCATTCATGATCTGCAACCTGATTGCCGTGTCGAAGAATTTGACCTTGCCCTCAACACAACAGTATCCAGTGCCTACCAAGACGTTCATTCCACCGTCAGCTGTGACCTGCAGGTCGCCATTAAACACTCCGGTAGTGAAGAACTTCTTCGCCCAGATTTCGAATGAATCCGCATCGTATTTGCGGTCACCGTTCACCGAGTTCCAAAAAAGACCGTAATCATTGTCAGCCATATCATTGCTCCTTCCAATCTATCTTCTCCGGCAACGGTGTACCGAACACTGGCGATACTTTCATTGCGCCGTATTCGTAGACTTCCGTCAGTCCGGTGATGCGCAGATTTGCGCTTACTCCCCAGTTTTCTTTCGTTACTGTGACCACATCACCTAGGTCATAGTCTGTTTTGTACACAAATGCAGTGCCGTTTGCCTCGGTCACACACTCAAATGACTGTGAATACGCAGCTGTATTCAGTGCGTTTGTACCTCTCTCGGTAAGCACAGCCAAGTATTCTGCGTCTGTCATATCTTCTTCTTTCCGGGCATCAGATGCGTTTAAGAACATTTCTCTGCGTTCCAGCCCGGTCAGCGTGTCATCACCTACGACCTGAATCACCCTGGCTGTTCCTTCACCCTCTCCGCCGACATAGCACACAGTCTTCAGCAGCTGGTCATTCTCTTCATAAGTCGCCGAATTAATGTTGTTGTATGTCTGTGCAAAGATTACACGTGGAACATTGCGCTGCGCCACCGATCGGTCAACACCTTTGTAAAGCTCGAACGTGATCGTTTTGTTGGTGAAATCAGGTCTAAACCGATAGCCAATGTTCGCTGACTTCGCCAGCTTCGTTTCGTATTCCTGCAGATTTTTGTACGTTGCTTGCATCGTCACACGTTCCGAATAGTTGTGAAGCGTTCCTAATTGAACGAGAGGAATCGCCACCGCTCTCGACAGCAATTCCCTCATTACGACTTCAGTCTTTTTGTTTTTGGCGGTGTATGTCGGTCTGATGATCCGCCTTGTCATATACGATGACAGAAACCGACCCTTGATCACCATTTCGTTTTTTACTGCGTTCTGTTCCATCCGGATGGACTCAATGACACCAGCTTCAGCTGCGCCACGCATCCATACAAGTCTGCCCAACTTCAGCAGCTCCCTGTTGTTTGTGATTGACGGACAGTTTATCTGAAAATCGCCCGGTTCGTAATACTTACGGTTCCACATGACTGATGTTTGGTTCTCGATCAGTCCCTGGAACATCATTTCCGCATCGTAGATTCTAACTTCCATGTTATGCGCTCACATACTTCAGCCTATAGCTGATTTCTACCATGAGATTTTCGGCTCCTGAATCCGCAGAATAACCAAACGTATTGATTCCTCTCATAAGCTGAATGAAAGTCGAATCTTCCGTCAGATATTGATTCACATTCGTGGCCACGCCGTCATGCGTAAGAGTCACACGCTTGTTGTTATCAGCCGTGTAAATCGTCAGCGTGTCCCCTCTGGTCAAGTTCATAGGCTTGCTGGCCGTTCCGATTGTGATGTGCTCCTGCGTTTCTACCTTCGTCACAGTTGGATTCGTTACCGCATCGGCAACTGTCAGCTTGATGACCATACCGATATTGTTTGCAGCATTATCGTTCATGATCTGCTCGATTGCAACCTGTTGCCTATAGCCAAACTCTTCGCCTACTCCGGTAACCACTGCGTTATTGGTCAAATACACCAACGTAATCGTGCCGTCCACGGTTGAACTGATTGTGTTTGCACCAGTTGCCAGCGTCCCTTCCTGAGCAGATACGGAATAGGTGTGTTCACCATCATCGTATTCCAGCGTTATCGGATGTTGCTCAAGCGCAGTCTTGAACTGTGCGCCAGTGGTAAGGCTTTGCGCCCAATCTGCAGTTACGATCACGGTTCCGTTCGATGTAACTATGCCGATGCTGTTGTCAGGCATAGCCGACATCACTGTTACTGCTTCAACCGGAACAAGCGAATCACAGCGTGATGCCGATGCCCCCGGAAGCAACGATGCGCAGCGGAAAAACTTTCTACCGTATACCGTTGTCGGATTGCCCCACACTTCTGAGCTTTGCCCGTTGAACACGATTCCCTTCTTCGTTACTTTCAGCACGCCGGTGTTGACATCCCACGATCCTGTCGTGATTGGAAAATCGCTGTAAGTCGTATATGTCTCGCTGTTCACCAAGATGGGAATTCTATCATACAGCGCAAATGACCGTATATTCGTAGGGGATGGCGTCCCACTGCCAGCCTGTTCAGATTCAAAGTCTATGGCCATGCTAACCCAACTGGTGTTATACGCATCGTCAATCGTTATCGGATTGCCAGTTTCTGTCTTCTGTTGTCTGGCGTTCTCTATGCCGGGGAATTCATGAATGAATTCAAAACCGGCGACCCATGATGCCATGACCACTGTCACATCATTCATGGCATAAAAGAACGGATCTGGGCACAACAGCGAAACGGTATAAGTCCGTGCCCCGTCCTCGCCGGTGCTGTTGAGGCTTTCAACGTAATAGTCGATTTGTCTGACATTCGGATCTTCAGAGAATACCAGATTGCCCGTCTCTCCCGACTTGAACAGCGCCTGAAGCAGATTACGGTTGAACACATGGTCTGTGTTGTCTTTCAGCGTAAGCACAATGTTCCGAATCTTAGCGACACTTCCCTGATATGCTCCGCCGTCAGACATCGTGTTTTGACTGATCGTGACTGTGTTCTCAGCAAGATAAGCACCTTCACAGTCAACAAGAAGAAACGGAGTCAGCCCACGTTCGGCAAACGTAAGCTTAACTCCGTCCTGATTAGTGCATGTTATAGATCTATCGTTCATATTCCGCTCATCCTCAGTGCCAGCTGCTGTGTGGCATTACGTGTCTGCCGGGCAACTTCCCACGGTGACAGCTCGGTCGGTGAATTGATCGTGATGTTCTGTGTGAAGCCGTTTCCTACTCCGTAGCCGGTGCCGTCAATCGCTCCGGACAGCCTCAGTGACGGGTCATTCAGATCCACGTAAGACTGCACATCAGTCAGTGCATCCTGCACAAGATCCATATTGGATGTGATACCTTTTGCGATACCGGCAGGAATCCATCGACCGACTTCTTTTGCGAAAAGCTTTGAAGGTGAAGCGATTCCGAAGAAACTCTTAACCCTGGAAGTCAGCTGTCCGCATGCCTCGATTGCAGCTCCTGTCAGATTTTTCACAGCATTCGTTATGCCGGATGCGATACCGCCGATGATGTCGCTTCCGATGCCGGAGAAATCAACATTGAAAGCGCTCTTGATAGATTCAACAACTTCACCGATCTTATCCGTCACTGTGTGGATTGCACTTCCGATACCGCTCACCACATTGCTTATGATCTCAGATCCCTTGTTTTTCATCGTTTCCATCGTGTTGGTGAATGCATCAACTATGGTTTTAATGACTTCACCGATTTTGTTTGAAACATCCTTGATTTTGTTGCCGATACCGGTGACAAATTTAGCGATGAGTTCCATACCATGATTCAGCATCACGTTCCTGGCTGCGATACATGCATCATAAATCGTTTTGATGATGTTTGCGATTCCGCTTATGACATCCGGAAGCTTGCTTGCGATACCTATGACAAGCTTGAAGATTAATTCAGCGCCGTACTTCAGAAGCTGCGGCAGTGCAGCAATAAATGCTGCAAACACGTTCCTAAGAATCGTATTGATGGAAGCCAGCACATCCGGAAGTTTGCTCATGATGCCGTTGACCAGCTTCAGGATCATGTCACCGCCCTGCTTCAGAATAGTCGGAAGCTTGCTGACTATAGTGGTCAGAAAAGTCGATATAAGCTGCGTCGCACTGGTGCCGACTGCTGGCATACTGCCTGTGATACCTGCCACCAGATTGCGCAGCAGGTTCATACCATGTTCTTGGATCATTGGTACAAGCGCTGTCATTGCAGCACTCATTGCCGGTGGAATGGCTGCCATAACGTTGCCGACCATCGGAATAAGGTTATTGAACAGGAAAGCACCAACTGAAGAAATCAGATTGGTCATGGCTGCCTGTACATCTCCGCCGGTGGACAGTGTAGCCAGTACGTTTGTGACAGCTGCCTTCATGGCTCCAAAAGAGCCAGAGAACGTTTCAGATGCTTCTTGTGCTGCAACTCCAGTTAGACCAAGGTCTTCCTGTATGACATGGATTGCCTCATATACATCACCAAGGTTGTCGATGTTGTATTCAACACCCGACAGCTTCGTTGCGTCCTTCAGAAGCCGTTCCATCTCGGTCTTGGTACCACCGTAGCCGAGTTTGAGGTTGTCCAGCATCGTATAGTTCTGCTTGGCAAAACCTTGATACGCTGACTGAATGTTCTCGATCGGTGTGCCCATCTTTGCAGCGTTGTCAGTCATATCCATGATGGCTGTGTTGGCTGCTTCGACCGCCTTCGCTGTATCGCCCTCAAAAGCCTGTTTCAGCGATGCACCGAAGCTGACTGCCTGCTCAGCATAGTCATTCGCTGATATACCAGCTTTGGCTGCTTCCATGGCATATGCCTTAGCTGCGTCAGCTGCGTCCCCGTACAGTGTTTCAAGACCGCCGAAGGACTGCTGAAGCGCTCCGCCTTCATTGAGTGCTGCCGAAATGCCTTTGGTGATCGTTGCGCCGATACCAGCTGCAACCAGTACATTCTTCAGCTTACCGGCAAGCGAATTACCGGCTTTTTCTCCGGCTTTCTCTCCGGCTTCCGAAGCATCATTGTTCAATGCATCAGTCAGCTCGTTTTTGATTCCTTTAGTTGTTGGGATGATCTGAACATAACCTTTTGCTATATCAGGCATGTCATCACCGTCCTTTCAGGATCTTATTCCTTGCTTCCCAGAATTCTTCCGGTGAAGCGTAGGAAGCCACTGCCTTGCGTTTCGGCTTATCAGCCAAAATCATTTCGGCAATCGACTTCGGTCTGTTTCTGTTGTGCTGGCCATCTTTGGTCTGCTGCCAGATCAGTATTCCGAGCCGGTCGACCGCATAAGCCAGCAAGAGTATGTCATCCGGAGCTTTCGCCCCGCTTATTTTCTGTTTGATTCTTGAATTGTCCCTTAAACCGGAAGCAAGGACAGCGATCAGCGATGCTGGTCTGCTGTCCATGTCATAAATTCCGTATGTCTCAGCCAGATCGCATATAAGTGCATCTCTGTCTGTGCGGATCATTCCGGCAAGGGTTAAGAGTTTTTTCCGAGTGTCCCCAGTGCTGTGAACACTTCGCTGACGGTGTCGTTGACAGCCTCAACCGGCACTTTGCCATTCTCGTTCCGGAGATGATCATACAGTGCTTTCTTCTGTTCTTTGCCGAACAGCAGTGTGATGACCTTA